TTGTAAACATCGATCTCAAGTGAATAATCGCTACGGAATACTGACTGGCGAACATTACGAGCATCTTCTGCGCATGCAAGCTGGTTGTACTCTTCGAGCAACAACAGTTCGATTTTTGCTTTCGGATCCTCAAAAGTGATTGACTTGAGCTTTTCAGGCTCGTCCAAGCCGTAGAACAATATCTTTTGGCCCGTCTTGTTAAAAGTAATCTCCATAGGCGAGGTGGTCTTATCGAAGTCGCAACCTTCACCAGGTTTGCCTACTGTCATACCGCGCTTAGCAATGGCCCACAGTACATTTGCGAAACAAGACCTGCGCAAGGTATTAGCGTAACGTCTGCCACAAATCCATTGAGCATGAGGCCGATGCAGGAACACATCTAAGATCTTTTGATAGGCATAGCTTGACTTAGTAGAACCACGACCACCTTTGAGCATGATGCGGTTTGCCTTACCTAAATCAATGGCGCGGGATACTTCGCAGAAAGTAGGCGATATGTTAGCCGACATATCATATGGAGGAACTAGCACTCGCACATCTTCAGCATCAGTATTAGCTTTTACAATTTGCTTATCAATACCTGTCATGCGGTTAAGCAAGGCTGTTGAGTCGATTAGCGCTTTGACAGACGGAGAGCCTTTGTAAAGCCCGTCTTCCTCAAGACTGGATAGGGCTTCGTCATTGAGCTTTCTCACGCGTTCTACGGCTAAATCCAGGCTCCATTGAGCTTTTTTAGCTGCTTCAGCACGTGCATTTTCTATCCGTGCCGCTATCTTGCCGTTTTCTATTAGTTCGAACGCTTTTCGGTTTACCGTTTCTGGTTTCATACGGTCACAGTTATATGCAGCGCGGTATGCATCGGAATAAGTCATTCCCGACACCACGCAGTCGATAAATTTTGCTTGTTTAGGGGTAAGTTCCATGAGTGCATAATCGGCTACGTGTCACGCACAAGATAAGAATAGCCAGCCCGAGGAGGTGGACTGACTATTCAGAAGGGAGATTATCGTAGGACTTGACCCCTACAGCTAGCAGTATTGGTGCAGTGTCACCTATAACGACAGAGAGCCTCACCATTGCTGGTGCGACTCTCTGCCTGTTTAGCGCTCCCTATCAAGGAGAAAAAAGAAAGGAGTGCAAGAAGGGGAAAACCAGGCGAAGGAAAACCCTCCTTGCAGTGTTTATAGTGGGGCAGGTGTCACTCTGCTATTTTGTTTTACGCTGCTTCCATGATCTGCTTTTTGCTTTTTTGTAATCGACGTGAAGCGATTCATTTTCTTTATTCGGTTTCTTGTAGGTGCAAGAACGAAGTCCGTCAATGTGTTCATTTAATCCAGGTCTAATACCCTGCCACATTGGATCAAGGATAAAATCAATCCCTTCGCGTCGAGCATGTTTAGCTGCTGGAACAAAGTCACTATCTCCAGCGATGAGAACAATTTGCGAAACTTGTTTCTTGTAAGCTAAAGATGCTATATCTAGCCCTATGCGCATATCAACGCCTTTTTGAACGAAATCAGGTTCAAAATCAAACTCGGTCAGATCATCAACTGATATTTCTTTTCTTAGTAATTTATTAAGTGCTTTTCGCTTGATTCTGTAACCAGACTCTCGCTCTTGAAGTTCACCCATTCTTATAGCAACTTTTCGCTTGTTGGCTAATTCTTTAAAAAAGTCACAGCTCCATTTGTAATTGCTTGTTTCTTTCATGCTTATTGGTTTATTTAGCAAAGGATGATAGATGTTGCCTGTAAGCGGAGGGCAATCATAATAAAAAATCCTGTATAGCGTTGTATTTGGGCACTTATCGTCTTCGTTATATGCATCAATGTGCCTTGAACAATAAGCTACTAGTTCATTAGCTCTTTCTTCTGGTGTTTTATCCCCGAAGAGATTAAATGCTCTTCTCCTGTAAAATCCACCATCAACAAGAATTGCCATCTTTTCGTACCCATAACAGCTATTCATTTTTCCCTCCAAAATAAAAAGCCCCCTGGTTTCGAAGATTCCCTGATGTTGGGCCATCTACTTCCAGAGGGTCGCTTTAAATCAAGACGAGAACAAAGACCAAATACGGAGGTTTTATTTCGTCGTACCGTCATTTTGCATAACTTGAGTCAAGCTGTCAAATTTGTATTTGTAAATGTAATTGTTTTGTGATATAGGAACTTCCGATAAAAATACCGCTAACAATAGATTCAATCGACAATTCTTACCTAACCTTGTTTTAGTGAATAATATCCTTCATGACGATTCCTCCCTTTAGCGTTTTAAGCAAACGTAATTTGCTTTCAGTTATTTTATATCATTAGTTATCATTTTTTGATACTGTTTCCTCGTCCGTTATTAAATATGCATTTTTGTTTCGCTTGCTATTTTGACTCGGAATCATCCAAAAGCGTATTCTCGAACTTCTTTATGGCGTCTTTTAGATTGCTTGAAGGGTGTCCGCAGAATCCCTTTTTGTCCATTACGTAATACACCTTATTTAAGAGTTCTAGGAGTTTTTTAATTCCAGCGGTGTCGTTTTTATCGGGAAGAGGGCTGTCTAATTTTTCTAACAACATATCTATTTTTTTGCTAGAGTCGCCGGCCGTTATCAGAATGGATTTGGAGTCTTCAAGAACTTTTTTTAAGTTATCTCTCGCGACGTTATTATTCATTTTGTGTCCCTTCTTTATTGGAAGTTAGGAAGCATTAAACTAGTTTACCTTTTTCACTCATTGCTATCACCTACCAAGCCGAACCGCATTTAAGGCAAAGATCTGTTTCGGCCTCGCTGTACTGTCCTTCGCCAATGGTGATAACTGTCGTAGTGATTACGTGGTTGCTACCACAACGAGGGCAGGTCTGTTGATCGGTGGGTTTAGCTTGCCTTTCGCCTTTAGCCACTTCTAGCTCCATTGCATCACACGTACGCTTGTTAATCTCTTCAAGACGATCTATAAGATCAGCTGGTACTCTGATAATGTGCCCGAATTCCTGATAAGGTAGTTGTTTATACAAGTCGTCAATTACATCCTGAAGAGTTTCTGGCTTGTTTTTTCTTATTAATTCTTCAATCCTATTAATGCCGCCATTCATAAATACAAATTCAGCTGCGTTTTTGATGTAAGTAAAACCGTATTGAGCAACCAAACCTTCTACTTCTTCTAAGTCGCATGAATACAGTGCTTTGAAGTTCTTCTTATACTTTTCCAAATTCATCTTCTCCCTACCTTTGCCATTCGTATTTAGTAATAAAGAGCCTTCGTTTAGTCAGGCGTCTAGCCCCGCGTCACGAGTGCGGGCGCGGCTTTAGCCCGCACGCACGGCCTGACTTAACTAAGGTCTAGTACTTAGTACCGTCGTTACACTTATTTATTTAATATAGAGTGACGACGGTAGTTACCATTCTTCTAGAGCAGCTTCAAGATCGGGATCATAAAGTATCCCAGGTTTACCTTTTTCTCCTTTTGATCTAATAGGACACCATTCATTTTTTCCTGGGATAATCCAGTTAGAAACTTGCCCTTTGCTTACTTGTTTGCCACCAACTTCTGGCATGCGTTCGACCACATTTTTGAGCGTGCGTTCTACGCCGTCACGATCACATGCATCCATACCTTCGTGCAGTGCTGCGAGTTTCTCTGCCTGACGGGCGCTATCACGTTTAGCTTTGGCTTCTCGGCCCTTTTCGCGGTAGGCATTGCGCTCTAGCATCTCACCTTCAGGTGCCGCGTCAGCAAGCACGCCTAGGTCATCACGTCGGTGCATGGGATAGTCGAACCACAGGTTCACAGGCTCAAAGCGGGGGAATTCGCGCAGGGTTCCTTCTACGCGCCAGGCGCTACGAGACTTTACCTTCTGTCTGGCTGCATAGATGGTATTCAAAAATTCTTGCTCAAGTCCTAGAGGTTGGATCAGGTTCTTGGTGTCCGCCAGCATCTTGTTAGCCATAACCTGATCGTCAAGTGGAATCACCTCGCGCCATCCGTCTAGGTCATGGTGCTCATCTAAAAAATGGGTGCAGCACTCACATACCGCGGCGTCTTCTTGTTGCTTGGCCAAGTCTTCGCTTACGTGCAGCTCGATCATATCGAGTAAGGCGTCAGGGTCACGAGCGAATACACCAGAGCCAGAGGCACGATCCATGGAACGCTTCTGCCCCTGGCTGCCCTTGGAGTGATGGTGGCAGTAGATGACAGCGCATCCAAGACTATCGGCTACCTTGTCGAAGTTGTTGCAGAACTGCGCCATCTGGTCTGCGCTATTTTCATCACCTGTGATTACCTTGTAGATAGGGTCGATGATAACGGCGATAGGGCGTGTTTTGAGGGCTCGCCTAATAAGGGATGGTGCCAGCTCGTCCATAGGCTTAGACTTGCCGCGTAGGTTCCAGATATCGATGTTGGCTAGATTGTTAGGCACGGCTCCCATAGCCTCGTAGACATCGCGAAAACGATGCAGGCAACTTGCTCGGTCAAGTTCTAGGTTTACGTAGAGCACGCGACCTTGCGCACATTTCCAGCCAAACCATGGAAGTCCTTCTGCTATCGATACGCACATTCCGATTAAGGCAAATGACTTGCCAGCCTTGGAAGGGCCAGCAATAAGCATCTTGTGGCCCTGGCGGAGCACTCCATCAATCAATGGTGGTGCAAGCTCTGGCAGATCGTTCCATACGCTTGCTAGGCTTTCGGGCTCTGGCAGATCGTCATTTTGTTCGTCTAACCATTCACGCCAGTCCGCCCATGATTCGCGGCCTATATTGGTAGCGATTAGCCATTGTTTCTTGCCATTGCGCATCACGCCAGGCATGCGGGACAGACGACTTGGATTCTTATTCTGAGTATCAAGCTTAAGGCCGTTATCTCGGCAGGTTTGATATAAGAAGTCTACGCGCTTGCGGTACTCTTCATAGTTCGACGCGTCGACGTGCACGATGGCATGCACGCTCTTGTTGCCAGAATGAACCATAGCGGCAATCGGTAGTTCAAGCGATCGCATAATGGCCATCTGCCTAGATGGAGACATCTCATCAGACT